ACTCCAGGAGCGATTAATTCAATTTACTCAACTGGTGAACTTGAGTTAGATCCTACAATTAGTTCTATATCGACTATAACAACTGCATCTTGGTCATTTACAGTTATTGGCCTTAAAGGTACTAGTAACTATACTGCCGGATCAATAGTAACTATCACAACCTCTAGTGTATCAGGCGGTAATGGCGGCGATGGAAATACTGTTGTTGTGTCGGCTATTGGCAGCATTAATCAAATTACCTGCTATTCTACAGGAACATCAACTCCTAAGTTAGGTGTAATCAGCGGAGTGGTTCCAACAGGTGGCACTGGATCCTATCCAACAGCGGGTGATGCGACTTATGTTACTACAGGTACATATTCGTGGACAGCACCAAGCGGAGTTACATCAGTAAGTGTTGTAGCCGTAGGCGGCGGAGGCGGTGGTGGCCATGTTTGGAGTTCTGGTGGCGGTGGTGGTGGTGGCCTAGGTTGGAAGAATAACATTCCAGTTACTCCCGGAGTATCATATACTGTTGTAGTTGGTCAAGGTGGTGAATCAACTAGCAACGCAAGTAACCTATCAACGAACCTAGGCGGTACCAGTTACTTTATCTCAACTGCTACAGTAGCAGGTTATGGTGGTGGACGCGGCGGCCCTGGTGCTACCTCATTCGGTGGCGGCTACGGCGGCGGCTTCTTAGGAGATGGCGGTGGACGTGGCGGTAATGGAGCATTTGAAGGATCTTGGAATAGGGGCGGCGCTGGCGCAGGCGGATATGCCGGCCAGGGTGCTGATAATGCCGGAGGTTATTTTACGGCCTACAATCCACCAGCAGGATCAGGCGCTGGTGCAGCATCTGGTTATTATTCAAGTACATATGGTGTACCTGCAGGCGGCGGTGTTGGCATATTTGGAAAAGGCGCGGATGGTGTTGGAAGTTCTAGTTATTTCGGCGGCGGCGGTGGTTCAGGTGGCGAACAAGGCCGTGGTGGCGAAGGTTCGGGACAAAGCGGTCTACGTATCATTAACGGTGGTGCATTTGGTGGCGGTGGCGGCGGATCTGGTACCAGCTACGGTGGTGGTTGGGGCGGTGTCGGTGCCGTGCGTATTATCTGGGGCAGCGGTCGAGCATTTCCAGCTACAAACGCCGGTGCAGTTACTGCTGTAATTGCAGTAGCAACTGCAACTGTTAAGAGTTCAACAATTGGTGGATCCTCATACAATAGAGAAGGATCACACGTATATACTAATAGAATGCCTTATCCAGAAAGCATCGGTATTGATAGAGTCGATCAAATAGTAACAGTTGATACTATAACCAATGATGCTGTTCAATTAAAGATATTTGCTTTCCAGAATTTAAGTGCTGCTACAGCAGGTTCTAGATCTATTACCAATAGTTTAATAGGTTCAGAAAACTTTTTTGTAGCAGGAACCGGTACAGACGGTGCAACTGTACTATCAGCATATTGGTTCTAATCCAATATCTTTGACTATCCAGATAAAGAGTGTATAATTAATAGCATGAAGATCGCTATTATTGATATTATCGGTATACCCTATGATGGTACTACTGTAGACAAACAAGGTTTAGGGGGCAGCGAAAGTGCTGTTACACTGATGAGCAGAGAACTTGCTCAAATTGGATTTACCGTGACTGTGTTTAACAACTGCGGCATTGATCATGCTCGTCCAGGTGTTTATGATATGGTCACATATCGCCCACTTACCGACCTTGCACTGGATCATGAGTTTGACATTGTTGTAAGCTCACGTACCGTGATTCCATTTACAGACGCTAGTGATTACCCTAAATTAAACGACATAAGATCTACTCCTTTCCAGAACATGGATCTGTATAATAGAGTAATAGCAAAAGCTCGAGTTCGTGCGCTATGGATGCACGATACATTTTGTCTCGGTGATAATCTAATTGAAGAACTAGCAACGTCTAATCGCATTACAGATATCTTTACACTCAGCGACTTCCACTTAACCTATGTGGCTAATTGCCACCACGGACGCAGACGCAACTTTGAAGTGTTAAAGAATAAGTTTTTTATCACACGTAATGGTGCTCGAAACTTTAAAACAGAAGTAGACATTAAAGCTAAAGACCCTAACTTGTTTGTCTACAATGCAAGTGTGACCAAGGGCATGATTCCGTTGGTTAAGTATATTTGGCCACACGTTAAAAGACACATCCCTACAGCTAAGTTAAAGATCATAGGCGGCTATTATAGATTTAGCACAGGCAGCGAACCTGATCAACAAGAAAAAGATTGGCGGGCCATGGCTGCAGATCCTGAACTGGCTAAACTAGGCATAGAGTTTACGGGAGTTATTTCACAACGTGAAATTGCCGACATACTTACTCTAGCAAACTTCATGTTGTATCCGGCAGCATTCCCTGAAACGTTTGGTATCAGTACATTAGAGAGTCTACTGTATAACACACCTGCTATTACCTGCAGATTTGGCGCCTTAGAAGAAATTGCATTAGAAGGTGCTTGCTATCACATTGACTATGCTATAGAACCTAACGGTCTATTTCCTGATATCAATGTGCCAGAGCAGGTTGAGAAGTTTGTTGCTATGACTGTACAAGCATATCACAACAAGTACCTACATCAACAAAAACAATACTACTGTAACATTGTCAAGGACCTAGCAGGTTGGGACACAGTGGCCCTACAGTGGAAACAGTTGATGGTTCAGAAGTTAGGCTTATATTTGTCTCGTAGCGAATATCGTGCAGTGACTAAGATCAATCGTAGAGTACACAAGATTTGGAATCGCAAGTTTCATAACACTATCGAACTTGAAAATTATAAAACAGGCAACGAACAACCTATTGTAGTTATCAGTCCGTTCTATAACTGTGCTGACTACATTGCCAAGTGTATACAGAGTGTAGCCGCACAGGACTACGATAACTATGTGCATATTTTAATTGACGATTGTTCTACTGACAATACTGTAGAAGTGTTAACGGCCACAGTGGCAGCACTGCCTAAAGAAGTGCAGGATAGATTTAAAATTGCTGTTAACACAGAAAATCGTGGCGCAGTGCGTAATCAGATTGAACACATACGCAGCCTAATGAATAACAACTCTATTATTATGCTGTTAGATGGTGATGACAGTCTTGTCAACGATAACACTATCTTCAGTCAGTATAATGCCTTATATGACGGTACTACAGAGTTTACCTATGGATCATGCTGGTCAATGGTTGATAACATTCCATTGATTAGCCAGCCTTATCCAGAGCATGTTAAACAAGCTCGTGATTATAGGAATCATCACTTCAATTGGATATTACCTTACACACACTTACGTACATTTAGAAAATATCTGCTCAATGATATTGCAGACAGTTTGTTTCAAAATGAACGAGGTGAGTGGTTTAAAGCTGGTGGAGATGGATCGGTATTCTACGCTCTGATAGAAGCCGCAGATCCCAACAAAGTTAAATGCCTACAAGATGTCGTGTATAACTATAATGACATTAATCCGCTCAATGACTATAAAGTTAACGCTGTTGAGCAGAATCAAAACGCACAAATAATTGTAAAGAAAATGAATGCTTCAAAAAAAAAGATACTGATAGGAATCCCTACAGCCCGTAACATAGAGCCTGACACATTCAAGGCCATATATGATTTAGAAGTACCAGAAGGCTACGAAACTACGTTTCAATTCTTCTATGGCTACAACATTGATCAAGTTCGCAACTTGATAGCAGATTGGGTAGTCAATGGATTTGATTATCTATTCAGCGTAGACAGCGACATTGCTTTCCCTAAAGACACACTATCAAAACTTCTAGCACATGACAAGGATGTTGTCAGCGGACTGTATATTCAACGCAAGCCAGGACTGCATATACTCGAACTATATGAAAAAAATGACCGCGGCGGAGTTACTAATATACCCTACGGTAAAATTAAAGACAGGGGACTAGTTGAAATTGCAGGCTGCGGGTTTGGCTGTGTATTAGTTAAATCAGAAGTATTCAAGGCCATAGGTTATCCACAGTTTAAATATTATAGTGCTATCAATCACAAAGACACTGTTTCGGAAGATGTTGACTTTTGTCGTAAGGCTTTAGAAAAAGGTTTTAAGATTTGGGCCGATACAACTATACAATGCCAGCACACAGGAAGTTTTACTTTTAATGTTGATAATAACATTCCTGCTATCGATACGTCTCCGGTAGCTAACATTCAAACAAGGCTGCGAGAACTAGGTAGCCAACGATTGATACCTAGAAGTCATGTAGACTATCTTGCTGGATTAAAAACAGCCGGTCTTGAACCTAAAGTAATCTACGACATTGGAGCCTGTGTACTACATTGGACTAACGAAGCTGCTCGCATATGGCCTGACGCAGAGATAGTAGCTTTTGAAGCAATGGATAGTACAGAGTTCTTGTATCAAGAACGCAGAATGAAATACCACATAGGTGTACTGAGCAATGAAACCGGCAAAGAAGTTGAGTTTTATCAAAACGATATTCACCCGGGTGGTAACAGCTACTACAAAGAAAACGAAGTAGTTAATCCAGATACTGTAAATTATTTCAACGACACGCATAAGCGTAAGTTAAAAACAGTTACAGTTGATGCAGTATCAAATCTTAAAAGATTCCCCAAACCAGACTTTGTTAAAATGGATGTACAGGGTGCAGAACTTGATGTACTAAAAGGTGCTGTAGAAACACTTAAAGACGTAAAGCACGTTATCTTAGAACTACAGGTAGTAGAGTATAATAAAGGCGCCCCGTTAAAAGACGAAGTCATTGCCTATATGGATGAACAAGGTTTTGATTGTCAGGGTATTTTTAGCAACAACGGGCCCGACGGAGACTATCACTTTGTCCGACGCTAAATACTGCTATGAGAGCAAGTCAGTTTATTGTTGAAGGCGCACAGGAAAATGCCAATGTTGTAGAAATGTTTAAAAAGTTTCTGCCATTGGCTATGGAAGTGCTAGAAGTAGACAGTCTTCCTAAGATGCGTTTTGCACCGGACTTAAATACAGGCGATCAACCTAGCTTTGGCATGTATTCTCCGGACGACAACATGCTGGCAGTGGCATTGTCTAATCGTCATCCTGTAGATATACTAAGAACCGTAGCACACGAACTAGTGCATTTTAAACAGAATATGAATGGTGAATTACATGCAGACAGTGGGGAAACTGGCAGTCCCCACGAAAATCAAGCACATGAAATAGCAGGAGTTATTATGCGTAACTTTAACAAACGCTATCCGGAATACTTAAAAAGCAAGCCACTATAAAAAAAGGACCCGAAGGTCCTTTTTTACTTACTATATATTATTTGGGCTATGCCCTATATTATTATTAATTATTTCTTAACGCCAGCGTTAACAAAGCTGTACATCTTTTCGGCTGTTTCCAATACCTTGTCTAATCCTGGAAATGCTGGCATTGCTACTGTGCTAACGATTTGACCAGTCTTCTCGTCTCGAGTAGCAGTCATTTCCCAACCTGCAAACTTAGATTGAAAGTCGTCTTGTACTAGGCTTTTTGCCATACCAAGAATATCAGTACGGATTTCGTAACCATTCTTGTTAAATTTAACTTCTGGTAGCTTAGGGGTTTCAAATTTTGTTGACATATTAATCTCCTGTGTGTTTAATGTCTATGTGTAAACAGCATTATTGCTGTGTATATATTTATTATACAGTGTTACTAACTGTATGTAAAGCGATATGAATTATTTTTTAAACTTGTTTACTCGTTCCTTAACAAGTTTAACAACTTG